TACTGATTTTTCTCTTAAATATGCATCTAACTTAGCTATAGTAAGAGGTCTTGTTTTCATTGACATTGTAAAACCAGGTACCATTTTAGATGTATCAGTTATATCATATCCTTTAGCTAAAAATGCTTCTGCATTAGTTGCGGCGTCGCCTTTTGGTGAGTAATATAAATTTTTATATCCTTTATCAATTACTACTTGAATTGTATTCCATCCTATATTAGCGTTTTCAATTACAAGTAATGCATTGTTATATTCAGTAGCTACTGAAACTAACATATGGCCAAATTCTTTTGTACCAATTTGGGATTTAAATTCACCAATTTGTTTACACTCTTCAACATCTATAATATGAAATGCTGAAAAATCCTTACTGTCTCCTCGGGCTACATCGGCTACAACTATATACTTTCTACTATAATCTGGATACTCCCAAATATGAAAATTCCCATCAATACCTCTTTTTTCTACAGGATTACATACATATGTTTTTTCATAGTAAGATAAAAGATCAACATCAAATACAGTATTACCCGAAGTTGTAAAATCACAATCACACTCTTGCGCTGCCATTCTAGGACCTAATTCATCATCTTGTTTATCTCTCCATTGTTGATTTCTTTCAGGATGTACTGTCCAAGGTAATCTAATAGGAATAAAACCATTTCTTCCTTCTTGTGCTTTAACCCACATTCTATGAAAAAAGTTACCTGTACCATTTGGTGTAGATAATACAATTGCTCTACCACCCGTTGATAGTGTTTGTTGTGACGAACCCCAAATGTCTTCAATTCGATTTTCTTCAATAAAGGCAGCCTCATCAATAATCAACAAAGAAATTGCTTCTGATCTACCAGCATCACTTGCTGCGGATACTGCTTTAATTTGAGAACCATTTTTTAGCCGTAGTGCTAATTTGTTTTTTTCAACAAATCCAATTTGTAACCAGGAAGGTAAATTATCATACATAAATTTTACCTTTGTTACCAAGTTTTTTGCTGTGTCTTGTTTAGTTGCAACTACTAATATTGATTTATCTTTTTGAAATACCATCATCCACAAAGAAATACCTGCGGATAATGTCGAAATACCTAACTGTCTAGATTTTAAAATAATATTTCTATCGTTTTTATTTAGTAAATTAAGTACTTTTTCTTGAAAAGGGTAAAGATTAAACTGTATTCTACCTCTAGTTGGGTGTTGAATGTAGCAGTATTTTTTCATAAAGTAGACTGGGTCCTTAGCACACTTAATGTACTCTTGCTTTATGATTTGTTTTATATTAGATTGAGCCATATAGTTATACGTATTGAGCTATAGCGTTTTTAACCTGCTCTATACGTTCTTCTGTTGTACCCTTGATAGTAATAGTATTACCTCTAAACATTTGTACAATTGATTTTATTTTATTATCAATAGCCATTCTATATTCAGCATCTGTTTCTCTAACACCATTATCTTCTATTTCTACACCTTCAGGAGACACATAAAATAAAACATCATACTCTTTTATTAAATAATATAAAGTAGAAGTCAAATAATGTTTTTCATGTGCTTCCATAGATTTAGATAAATCAGCAAATGCCATAACATCAACTACTGTTCTATCAGTAATGATATTTTCTTGCATTAATTCACTTGCTCGTTCAGCTGCAAATACTAATTGACCTTTTAAAGTACTATCTGTGTTTAATGGTATACCCATTTCCATAAGATACTTTGAACGTTCTGTTCTAAAAGTATAATCCTTAAATTCAGGTAACTCCTTTAATGCTTTTACTAGTGTAGTTTTTCCTACACTCATTGTTCCACAAAAACCTATTTTCATATTAAAATCTTACTGTTCCTTTAAATGCTGGGTTTTTATACCATGGTAAACCCTCTTGACCTTTAATAATTTCATTCCAGGTATCAAAATCATATTTAATACCGTTTAAATGATATTCTTTTTTCTTTTGTTCCTCATTGATTAAAGCAGGACCTTCTTCACTGTGTAGAACAGCTCTGTCTCCAAAATCTAGAACGTGTGCAATAGTTTTGGTACCATCGTCTTCAATTCTTGATACTTTTAATACTCGTGTTTTTGGGTTAAGAGATCGTTGAACCTTCTCGTATTGTAATCTTTCTGTTTCGTTCATATTTTATGCTATATCGTGTTCGTGAAAATCTGGATACTCATCATCCGTTTTATTAATTTTATTTTGAAATTCCATAAATGATCCTTCTTTATCATTAGTTAAACCTCCTACAGTATGAATTTTATCATCTTCTTCAGACCAAGGTCCTGGTTTATCTGCGTGTTCTAAAAAATCATTTATATCATCATCTAGTGTTAATATCTGCTCTGCAACTAATGTTCCTTGAGCTCCTGATACTGTAATACCCCTTGCTGACAATGCATCACCTACAAAATGAACATTAGGAAACCTAGTAAGACTTAAATCATTGTAGTTAACTAATGGTTCTGGTGATAAATATTTTACTTCAGGCATGTAAATACCCCAATCTTTACCTAATGTTGGGAATACTGTTTCCATATCATCTATAAAATCGTGAATGTATGAAGCATACTCACCAATTGCATCCCATAATGGGTCCATACTGTTTACAACGTGTGTTTCTACATAATCTCCTTCTGATGTTTTAGATGGGACTCTGTGTGAAGGTGAATAAAACATTCCTACACCTTTATGTTGTAATTTTTCTACTGCTTCTCTTGACCAGTCAAATGGTTTATCAATACCTTTAATTTCCATTAATATACCAAAATTAGTCATATCATTTCTATATGCTTCGTCTTTTTTAGCATGACCATTGTAACTAACATCACCATAAGTGTGTTCAGCAGCTACATAAGCAGCATTATTATTAGTACAAAATGATCTTAATGATACACCTTTATCATCATATTTTCTGTATAATTTAAAGTCATAAGACACATCAATTAATTTTTGAAAGTGTTTTTGTGGAGCTTCAAAACGTACTCCAATTTGTACTGATTTAGGTTCTGTAGGTAATTCGTATTTTTCAGCTAATTGTTTCCCAAAGTCAATACCTGATTTACCAACACCAAAAATAAGCGTATCATATTCTAAAGTTTCATGATGCATCCATATTAAATCTCCAGGTAATTCAGCACTATCCATTTCTGCTATTTGAGGGTAATGTACTGTTTGGTTTTCAAAATCAATATCCTCTACTTTAGTTTCCCATAAAAATTTTACACCTTTATCCACTAAATAATCATACCAATTCTTGCCAATTTCATGTAGATAATCGGTTCCAACATGCCATACAGGGAATAATCGTAAACCAAAATATGGTTTGATAAAATCGGGTTCTGCTATGGGGTTTGAACATTGTACTTCTGATGGGTTTGGGTGAAAACGTTTAAAGTTGTCAATTACTTGATCAAATAATTCCATTGCTTTTTCATCCCCTGTGTATTTAGACAATTGTCCCCCTATAGATGTGTGGTAAGTTAATTTACCATCTGACCAACCACCTGCTCCTAAAAAGCCTCTCATTACATCTGCTGCTGGTCTTCTATATGGATCCAAACCCATATCAATAATTGTGATTTGACCATCAAATCCTTCATCTACTAATTTTGTAGCTGCATTTACGCCTGCAACTCCTGCTCCTACAATTACTACTTTTCTCATACTTGATTATTTTTAGTTAATATATGAAAAGAAAATGGCCCAACCAAATTGATTGGGCCACAGCTCCTTAATTTTTATTTTTTAAATCGTCCGGCTATGAATCGGACTAAATGTTTTTTATTTACAATATCCTAAACAAACTTTTTTAAAAGTTAATTTATATAGTAAATTACAAAGTGTTTTTTTCATAGTTTTATTTATTACAGTTAGTGCAACCTTTTGTTTCTTTTCTTAATCTTTTACCGCGAATACCTCTAGTAGGATTACTTATTGCTACACGTTTAGGGGCTCTTTTAATACCTTTAGATGGTTTTCTTAGTACTCCTGGATTACTACCTCCTGTACAATCACAAATACACCTTTCAGTATCGCTACCAGAGGTACAAGGTTGACCTGCTTGAGCACAATAGTTTGGGTCTTGGTTTTCTTCTGCGCCACCACTGTTTGTGTAGTAACAGCTTTGACCACTTACATTTTCAATTTCTTGAAGTTCTAGAATGGTTTCTCTAATGATATTTTTTAAAGTGCTTATTTTTTTATTTTCTTTTTTTACTCCTTTACTTTTTGAAGCTAATCCTTTAAGTTTAGGAGCCATTTTTTTAAGTACAGAAGCTGCTTTAGGGTCTAATTTATATTTTTTACTTTGTTCTTGTAAACTACCACATCCCACCAATACAAATAGTTCTTGACATACCGCTAATTTTTGCATTAATTGGTTTTGTTGTAATGGTCCTATATTTCCCTGTAGTTGGCCTGAAAAACCATCAATTCTTCCTTGTAGGAAATTACATGGGTTTGGGTGATTTATAATCATATCTATAAATCCAGCTGTCCATTGTGTAACATCAAATCCTGATGGGTAATCAAATACTGTGTAGTTTCCTGATGCCCCAAATGAACCTTGTTCTTCTCCTGAACCTGTTACATCACCTGAACCTGTTGGGGATGTTGTTTCTCCACATGCATTTGGATTTGTTGTCCATTGCCATGATACTGGGTAAGTATTCATAAGTTGATCTGGGTTGATTGGCCCCCCAGCAGTAGTTGAATGCGGATAATATAATTGAGCACCTATGTAATTACCAAATGTTGGTTCACCCATTGCATTTTCACCTATAACATTACAATCTGAATCAAAAATATACATAGCTGCCTCTGGGTTACTAGAGCCTGTTGCTTGTACTACAGTACCTTGATAACAGTAATAACATGTTTGAGTTCCACTTTGTTCATCTAGTTTACTATGTTTATTTTCGGTAACCCATTTTTTATAATTAAATTTAGCCATTATTTTTTTCTTTTTTCAAATGATCGACCACCAAAATAAGCACCAATCACGGTAATTAATACTAGCTGTAATAAGTCTGTCCATTTTTCTTCTACAACGAACTTAATTGTTCCAGCGTCAATAAATATCATTAAAACTGTAGAGACAACCAAAAATATAAGAATCATTGGTCTAACATTTTTGCTTAACCATGAATCACTATTCATGTCAGCTTTCCATCTGTCTGTGATGTTAGCTTCCATTTTTGTTTCGTAGTCTGCTATTAATTCTTTAATTTTTGCTTCTGCAGCTAGTTTTTCTTCTTTAGATGTGTGTAGGTTATCTATAACACCACCCACACCTTTTACTAGGTCGGCTGCGCCACCACTAAATATTTTTGTTAATAAACTCATAACTATTCGTATTTAAAATTATCTTCAAAATCTCTTAAAAGTAAATTACCTTTAAGATATGCTTCCATTTCCATTTTTCGAAGATGATCATCATCTTGTGCATATGTTGGGCTAGTAGCATCTCCCATTTTTAAATCTCCACGTTCATTTTGAACATGGTGTATTAATTCATGGCAATAAGAACGTAAAATATCCTTAGGATGTCTGTTAGTAATAAACACGACTATTTCTTGATCTCCTGGACTATAGTAAGCTGTTCTACCAAATATTTTTTTAGCATTCTCCTCATCCTTACGTAAGATAAGTTTAGGCGCCTGTTGGATGTTATATTGTTCCTTAGCGTCTTCATAAAGTTTTTTAAATGCTTCTTTAAATTTCATTATACTTCTGGTTCTTCAGGTTCAGGTGTTGGAGTTGGTGTTGGTGTTGGAGGTAGACCAGCATCAATATCTCCTGCTTCAGCTTCATCATCAGCTGTTTTTATAATTGGTTCGGTCATTAATCTATTAATATGTTTTTTAGCATAATTTCTTTCATCTAAATCTGCTAGGTAATATTCTTTTTTTCCTATTTTAGCCATTAAAGAATAATCTTCATATATAATATCAAAAAATTGACCATTTAAAAGAAAAATCCTATATGAAGGTGGTATAGAGTTAACAGCTTTTAAACCATTAACAAAACGTATTAGAGGATACATTTCAAGTTTATTTTCTAAAGCATCCTTAATTTCAGGAGGTATAGAATATCTTTTTTTTATCTTTTGCTCTTCTAAAAACTTAATTTCTTGTTTTATATATTTTTTAAGATTTTCCACCTTTTTGTTTTTTAATTGCTTTTGATACTGCTTTACGTTTCTTTAATAAATATTGATCTGTTTTATCTTCATCGCCATCATTATCAATATCTCCATCTTCTTGTCCCACAGGATCAAGTTTTTCTTTAGTTAATCGTGAAGATAACTTTTTACTTTCTTCAGCTGGTTCTTGAATCATAGGGGCTGATTTAAAATCTTTAGCTTCTTGTTCAGAGAATTCAATTTCTAACTTTTGTTTTTTCAAACCTTCATATTGTTTTCTAGCTTTAGATAAGAATGTTTCAGGTATTGCTACTCCTCTACCAGCATAATGTCTAAGTACTTCTTCGTTTGTTTTTCCTTCGTCAAACATTTTAAAGAATTTTTTCATAGTACCCTCTATTAGCACTTCTTTTTTATATAAATCAATGTTTTCCATTAAATTATCATGATGGGACATAGTTTCATAATCTAAATAATGAAAAGCAGCTCCTATACTATGAGCAGCATTTGTAAATTTAGATTGAACCCAAGCAGGAAGTTGAGCATTATCTGGTAGCATATGTAATAATCTTTCTGTATATTGATGTATTTTATATAATTGGGATTTAGCCATTCTACCTTCATGGTCTTGCTTGTGGTGACCTACTTTACCACATTTTGTACATGCATTCATTTCGTTTATATTTTCCATTACTCTATTTCCTAATACACCTCTATTTCTAAGAGTTTCTAGGTCTTTTACATAAGCGTTAGTGTCAACAATATATTCACCTAAATCTTCTTCATTTTCAGTGTCCTTATTTTTTGTAATACTTAATAGTGTAAATTTAGGGTTTCTAAAATCATCATAGTTACCATTATAATGTTGTGTTTGGTAAATGAAATATTTGTCTTCTAAGCCCTCTGTTTCATGATATTGCATGTGAACGAAAGTACTATTAAAACTAGCTTGTTCAGTCCAGTCAGCATGTTGTTTTACTCTATCTTGAAATACTTTATCACTTCTAGAGGCCATACCATTAGGAAACATATCTTCTACTTCCTTTTGTTGGAACATATCACCTGGTTCTTCTTTTTTAGGGTATCTTCCTTCCTGACCATAATCAGTAAATTCTTTTAAAATATCATCTTCTTCCCATACACCAGGAGCTCTATGGATAGATTGACCTTGAGTAGTTAATGTAGCACTACCATATGCTTGTTCTTGTACTTGTTGGCCGGGTTTAGCTTTTCCTATTTGGCTTATTGCTTTTTTCTGCATGGTTATTTGTTTTTTGGTTGCTGCTGCAGCTTGAGCGGCTCCTTTAGTTATTTGAGTCTTTTGATTTATTATTTGTGTTTTAGCTTCTTTAGCTTTTACTAATTCATCATCAGTAGCTTTTTGTTGATCTTGAATTTGCTTAAGAGTTTCAGAAAAGCTTTTAAGAGATTTATTTTTATCTTCTAAACTTATTTCTTCACCTACTTTAAGTTTATTAATATCATTTATATCATTTTTTATTTTTGTTATTTGTAAGTTAAGCTTCTTTTTTTTAGATATAACATTAGAAATTTGTTTATTAGCATTATCTAATGGTTCTGAAGTAGCGTTCATTTGTTGGAGAGATTGGACATTTTGGGCTTTTAAAGTATCATTCGCCCTATCTATACCTATCTGAGCTAATTCTTTTTGTTTCTTAATTTCTAGATCTTTATATTTTTTTTCTTTTTCTGGACTTAATTGTTCTTCAATATGTTTTTTTACTAATTTTTTTAATTCAAATTTAAACATTTTAGTTCTATTATAATTAAAAGGATCAGAATCTTTTCTATAGTGGTTACCTTCACCCCCATATACATTTTTATTTAAATAATTTTCTAACTCTTCAGCATCATCAGCAAATGGTCGAGGAGAAGTAATATCATTACCGTCAGTGGAATTACCACCACTAGAACCTGTACCAGTATATTCCTGTACAAGTTGTTTAATTAATTCTCTCAGTTTTTCCTTGTCCATTTAATTCTTTTTTTATATGCTCACGACGCACATTAGCTGCTTCTTTAATTTTATGTTTCCACTCTTTTTTATCAACACCACCTTTCCATTTTTCAACTACACCATCTTCAGATACAAAACTAGAATCTGAAATGTTTATAGCATCTAATAAATAGCCTTCCATTTCATCTACTATAGAAAGAGAGTTTTTAGCTTTTAATTCTTTAATGTAGTTATCATATTCTCCATTAATTCTTAATTTGTGTTCAAATTCAATAACACAGTCAAAACATTTTTTATGGATTTTATAATTAGGTTTATCCCAACGTTTTTTCATTATTTTATTACAAGAGGGACAACTTAAAGGCATAAATACTTCTTTCTTAAGAGTATCTAGTTTTGATACTGTTTGTTTAATGCCATTTTTAATTGTCCATGTTTTTCTACCTTCAGTCCAAACATCACCTTCTTTGTAATCTTTAGTTTCTTTTTTATAACCTATTTGTGTACCAGTTGATGCACCAGTTTTCCCAGTAATTAAATTACGGGCTCTTTGTACATCTTTCTTTTTAAATTCTTTTTTTAACATAACTTTTTTTAGTCTATTGATCTACCTAATTCTCTTTCTTTATCTATAAAATCTTGTTTACCTTTTGTAAATCCAGCTTCTGCATCAGCAAACGCATCATCATATATTTTTACTCTATCAAACCAATTTTGTGCTTCATCATTAAATTCTATTTCAACATTTCCAAATCGTTTAAGAGTTTTAGCTTTCCAATCTTCTAATGATGATTCATCTGCTATTAGTGTTTGACTATCATCTGCATTGGGGAATGTGATTGCATCTTCGTAGTAAGGGCCTTCTTCTCCGTTAGGTTGTGTACGTGTAAATTTTACTTTTTGATAAAATTTAGGAAAAGCTGCTTTAAGTGTTTTAAAGTCTAAATCTTCTAATTCAACTTCATCAACATAATCATCTTCAGGTTCAAGTCTTAAATCTTCTGGCTCTTGTATACTGTGTAATTTATTGTACCAAGCTTTATACTCAGGATCTCTGTCAAGATTAGCTGCTACCATGTTTGATAATGCATCAAATCCCCCATCTTCAAAACGATCTAGCTCATCATAAGCGTCATCTGGGTCTTCAACATATTTTAAAATAATGTCAAGTAATTCATCCATACTTTCATCATCAAGGAATGTAGGTTGGTTATCTAATATTTTTTCAGCTCTTGCTGCTGGTGTTAGATCTTTAGGATCTACAAAAGTTCTTTTATCTTTACCAGAAATACTACGACCATAATCATCTGTATCTGATTGTTCTGTATATAGAGGTTTAATACCTGCTAATTGTTGGAATCGTTCTGTTAATAGTTTCTTTTTCATTATACGTCTGTTTTAAAAACTCTAGCCATTCTTTTAAGTTCATACTCTTCATCACTCATCCCTGATCTACCAGCTATTTCTCCTATATTAAAGAGTATTGTTTCTAAGTCGTAGTTACTTATTATTTTTTGTAAAGCAAATCTATCTCCATCACTTATTGGTTCTTTAGGGGATGGGTATCTATCCTTACTACTTCTCATATTTTTTCCCATAAAAGCAGCTGTTCCAGGAACGTCTTGGGCTCTAATTTGTTCATTAGTACTCATCATTTTATCATACTCATCTTGAGTCATTTTACCTACTGCTACATCATATGGTACATCACCTTTACCTGAATTTCCTCTGGCTATTGAAATAGCTCTTTCATAAGCTTCCATTTCAGCCCCATACATGTCTGCTATAGGTCCTCCTTCTGGTTCAGCTTCTTGTTCCATATCACGCATAATTTGGTCTAAACGATCTTGAAGTTCTTGCACTGAGTAATCATCTGCTAAGTCTTTAGCTCTATTTTCACAAGCTTGTTCTTTTAATAAACGTTGTTTATATTGCCAATCGTGTATACTAAATTTTTTCATAATTTATTTTTATTTAGAAGATGTTGGTCTTTTTCCATCAGCACAAGCACCATTAAGACAATAACTCTTTGGGCCACAATCAGCATCAGTTTTGCAACTGTAAAGACCCCCATTATTTAAAAGACTTTTAGCTACTGAAATTCTTTGGTTAAGTTGTTTTTTATATTTAGGACCTGCTTTAGTTAATTTCCTTTGCCAACCTTTAATTCTACCATCTAAGAATTTTTTTCTTTTTTCTGGATTTTTCATGTTTTTTACAGTAGTTGTAAATTGATTAGTCCAAGCATTACCTTTAGATGCCATTGATGTTCCTGTTCCACTACTTGTACCACCACCTGATGTGTTAGATCCTAATCCAAGATCTAAATTAGGGAATTTATTTCTACAAAAATCCATTAGAGGCATACCCTCTAAATTACAATCACAAGGACTTGGATTTAATCCCTGATCATAAGATCCCCCTGCGGGGTCGCTACACTTCATACATAAATCCTTAAGATCATTTACTGAGTTATTAGGTATAACATTATTACAATTCCCATCCCAGTTAGAGAGAGCTTGTTCTTTAAGTTGAAGTTTTGTAATTTCTTCTTTAATAATTTGTTTTAATTGAGTTAGTTTCATTTTTTTAATTGTTTTAGGGTATCTTTAATTAGTTTTCTTAATTTTTGTTCTTCTGTTAATTTAAATTCAAATTCGAATGCTTCTCTTAGTTTTCTGCTATCTTCAACATCTGGATTATTAACCCTACCGTATCCTGTTGAGGTAGGATCCCCAAGTGGGTTTGTTGGGTTTGAAAAATATGGTTCTTTAGGAAAAGGATCTAATGGTCTTGGATCTTTATCACCTATTACTTGAACAGGACCTTTACAGTTTCCAAAAGGTAAATCTGTTACTTGATCCGCACTATATCCTGTAGCTGTTACAATAGAAGTTACTTGCCAAATAGCTATTGTTCTTTTTAAAGGACTTACTGTGTTTCCTGTTGGGTCTACTATATTAGATGGTAAAGGATATTTAAATTGTGATGTTGCAGGTAATTCCATGTTAGGAGTTTGTCCATCTATTGTAACACATGCTAGACTAATGGGTGCATATGCTACTTTCTTTTGGCCTCTTACTTGTGGTGCATTACATACTATAGCTTTAATATTTTTACATTTTACCTCAAATTTACATGAACCATCATCATCGGTAGCATCTGGGTTGTAATTTAGTGCTGTTGAATTAGTACAACCAGGTATTTCTTGTGCATCACAAAATCCATCTCCGTCTGTGTCTGTATTTATTATATTACCTGTATTAACTCCATTTCCATCTGTTTCACACTCATCACATGGTTCTGTTGGGATTACACATGGGTCTCCAGGTTGGTTAGGGCCAATTGCCTGTATAGTAACTAGTGGATTATAATTACATGCATCTTGATCCATACATCCATATATAGTTTCTCCGGTTTCATATTCACAAGATTCATTATCAACATTAGCTTCTGGATTATAGTTTGATGCTGTAGAATCTGTAC